TCAGTGCAGAAGCATCGTCAGTTCATAGGCCACAAGGCCGGAAACCAACGCCGCAATCACAGCCCACCAAAGTTTGTTTCCAAATGTTCCGGGGGCTTTTTCCAGCGCGGTCAGGCGGTCCTCCTGCTTTTTGTTTTGAGCCGTTACAATTTCAAGGCTCTTGTTTGTGTTTTCGAGTTGCTGGATGGTCAACTTGATATTGGTGTTCATGCCGTTTACTGCATCGGTCAGCTTCCCCAGCTCGTCCAGCCGGTGGGTGTTGCTCTGTGCACGGTTTTCGACCGCTGTCAGGCGATGTTCCAGTTCCTCGTCAGTCATTACGCTTGTCCTCCCCCGCCTTACCGAAACGGGCCACAGTGGTGGTTTCCACGGATTTCTTTGCCATGTAATCTTCGAGCTTCTTCTTGGTAAAGTCGAACACAAGCTGTACGATCCAATCCAGCGTCCGCTCATTGATTGCCCAGTCCAGCCAGTCCGGGGTGTAGCCGCGCAGCACCGCGATAACGTGCGCTTTCTTCTCTGCGCCTGCACCCGCGCCGAACTTTTCTTCCGCGTTGACGATCCACTTGTACACGGTCTTTGCGACCACAAGGCCGTAACCCAGACGTACCGCCGCCAGCGCCGTGACCACAAGGCCGACCACCATGAAGATGCAGGCCAGCCATTCAGGGAATGCCATCAGAAAAACTTTCAGAATGTTCTCCATACTGTTTTCCTCCTACTTTCAGCTCACCCACCGGCTCTTTGCCGCGCGGGTGTCGATATGTACCCAACCAGCAGGGCGGCCCGCCTTTACAGGATAGCGCCCGATGCCGCCACGATTCGGCAGTAGGGTCTCGGCATAGGCAGCCACAGCTTCAACACCCACGCCCTGCACCCGGATGTCCGCAGCCTTGCCGTAACAATGCTGGCTGTAGGTCGCCCCCTTCACCGCCTTGTTGTGGGCGGCGGTACGGTATGCACTCGTGATCGTCACAGACTTCCCGAAATGATCCCGGATTTTCTGCAGCAGGGTCACAAGCTCATCGTCAATAAAGATCGGGTCACTCCCATCCTTGCAGCGGAACTCCTTCACCGCAAAATTTGCGGAGAGCTTTCTGTTCCCGTCCTTCGCATACGAATAGGCTTTAATCGCCATTGCTACCATCTCCCTTCATGCCCGGATCAGCCCCGCACCCGCGCATGGCACAGTCCACCATGAGCACCCCGAACTCTGCACGCTCGGTGCTCATGTTCTCGCCCTGCGCTTCAAGCCGGGTCAACAGCTTCTCACACAGCTCAGGCCACGTCATAGTCGTCACCGGTGATGCGCTTGTAGTCCTCGGCGGTGATCTCGCCCTTGTTTACGCGCTCGGCCAGAACTTTCTTCACGCCAACGCGGCGGGATGCGGGCATCTCAGCCCAAGTCTTAGTGCCTGCAACCAAACGGTTTGCCCAAATGATGTTCATGGTGATACCTCCTTATTCCTTATTCAGCGCTGCGTCCAGCTCACACAGCGCGGTTTCGATGTCGGTCAAACGTTTCTCGTTGGCCGCGTCCTGCTCGCACATTGCGTCCTCGACCTCGGCCACGCGGTCAGGCAGGCGGTCTTTCTCGGCCTGCTCCTTGGCCTTGGCTTCCTTCTGTGCCCGCGTGAGCAGATCGTGTTTCTTCCAGTTCAGTGCCATTGTCCTGTACCTCCTTATTCAAAAGCGCCGCTGACGGCTTCGATGTAGCCGCCCTCGCCGGATTCGCCGCGCTCCACGCTGACGCGGAAGTTAAACGCCGCGCCGTTGGTGGCGGTCTTATTCTCAAAGACGATGTTCACGCCTTTTTTTACCTCGGTCGTGGCATCCTGCCAGACCGGGGAGCTGTCGAGTGCGTTGTTGGTCACTTCGGCTTTGAACTTCGCATCATCGGGGATGGAGCCGGTCACCTGAAGCACGGCAACGGTAATGTCGCCCTCAACGGCCAACGGTTCAGCCAGCGTCACGCTTGCGGCGTGGACGGCCTTGGTAAAGGTCGCGGACGTGCTGACGGTTTCCTTGCCGTCGCTCACCTCAACGGTGATGGTGTGGTTGCCGTTCAGGATTTTCTGGAATCCGGCAGCGCTGGCCGTCTGCTCAAAGGTCAGGGCCGTGCCGCTTGCAATGCCGGTGCGGGTGGCAGTGGTCTTTCCGTCCAGTTTTTCGGCAATGGTCAGGGTGTCACCGTCTGCATCGGTGACGGTATACGCGAAGTTGAAGGGTGCGTTCTGCTTCCCCAGATTCGTGGAACTGGCGTTGATGGCCGGTGCAGTGTTCGTGCTGACCGTGCCGTCGTCAGAGACCACGAGTGTAGAGGGAAGTACGAAAGCGGGGCGAACACCACAGGAGTAGCCGCACCAGTTGTTGCCGCCGGAGCCATCGGTGTTGACGCCCCAGACGCTGCTGTCATAGCTGGTGCGCGGAGAGCGCAGCCACCAAATGGCAGCGCTGCTGCCGTTGTAGGCAATGCGCTTGCTTGCGCTGTTGAAGTAAGACAGTTTTGCACCCTCGGTGTTCATGTAGCTTACGCCGCTGAAACCGACTTCCGTGCCAGACAGCAGGAACACCTTGCAGCTCAGTCCGTTAGAACCGCTCATCACATTGTTGTTCGAGTAATTGGTGTACGGAATTTTGACCTGTTTGATGGCATTGCGAATATCGGCATCGATCAGGCTGATGAACGTACCATTCAGGTACGCGGTCATGTCGGAGTTCAGGTAGTCGTTGTTGGAACCGTCCCACTTCATCGTGGTATAGATGTCCTTCATTACCACCCAAACGCCGTTGCAGCTTGCATCATAGGCGCTGCTGGGCAAGCCCTGATGCACGATGATGAAATCTTTGGCCGCGCCGTTGACCTTGATCTTGACGATGCTGCCAACGGCCTTTGTGCTCAGTTTTACGTTTGCCATTGTTACCTCCTTGTTTTCGTTCAGGCCCACGGCATGATCTCCGCGGGCCGCGTGTTCTGCGATACAGAGAGGGACAGGGCTTTGTGCTGCTTCTTGTAGATGCAGCGGCATTGCCTCGCCCGCCGTCTGTCACGCGCGAGTTTGTTCGAGTTGATTTTTCGATGGATAGGGATTTTACAGTCAAGCAATTTTTCGAGCCGGTCAGCGTACTTGCGGCGCAAAGAGTAAGTATCACCATGGGCGGCATGGGCATCCCACGCATCAAAGCTCCGCAGGATTTCCTGCTTGGTCACTTCGCCTGCGGGGTATGCCGTCTCCCAATATCTGATCTTGTTCTTCATCCGCTTGGAGCTATCCCGGCGCAGCTTTTGGATGACCGCGCCGGTGTCGGTCAGGTAGCTATGGAATCCCAGAAAATCAATACCGTTCCGCAGCGGGAAAATGGCGGTTTTCTGGTTCAGCTCAAGGCCGTAACTGTCCATGAGCGCCCGAACATCCCGGAGAATGCACTGCAATTTCTTCTTGTCCGAACAGATGATGTAGAAATCATCCATGTATCGGCCATAGTATTTGATGCGGTACTTTTCTTTGATGATGTGGTCGAACTCGTCCAAAAACATGAGGGCGAAAAGCTGGCTCGTCTGGTAGCCCAGCGGCAAGCCGTCCTCCATCACGTCGATGTAGATGCAAAGCAGCTCATAGACACGCGGGTCAACGCCGCGCTTGTCCAGCACGGCTTTGAGCTTGCGTTTTAGCTTCCGGTGGTCGATGCTGGCGAAGAAATGCCGCACGTCGCCTTTCAGCACCCAGCCGTCCGCGCCGTGGCCCTCACGGCGGTAATAGTCCACCATGTGGGTTTTCAGGCGCATCAGGCCGTCGTCTGTGCCTTTTCCGGTCTGGCTGGCGTGGCTGTCCCGGATAAAGCTCTTTGTCAGGGCATCATACAGGATGTTATCGACCAGAGCGTGCAGCACCACCTTGTCCACAAATGCGGGGGCGTGTACCATGCGGCGCTTCGGCTCGTAGACGGCAAAGACCTCAAACTTACTTGGCACATAGCGTATCTGCTGCCGAATGCTCCCGTCTGGCTGCCGCACATTGCAGACAGCCAGCTTACGGGAGAGCTTTTCCGTGCAGGCCAGCGCCTGCGCCTCGTACTCGATTGTTTTGCTTTTACTGCGCTTTCCCTTCCGGGCTTCAAGGTAGGCTTTGTAAAGTACCTCAAAGCTGCACAGTTCTTCGTATGTCAAAATGACCCTCCGCTGGTTCGCGTTACGGTAGTGGGCTGCATCCGGCAGGGATGGCCCACCTCAGCGGGATGTATTTATCACTTGCCTGCATCGGCAAGCGACAGGATGCGGTTTCCTTTGATGGGCGCACTGCTTTCAGCTTATGCCTACTCGTCACACGGTTCCATCAGAGCGGGGCGAACACCATAGGAGTTGTTGTACCAGTTGTTGTTGTTGGAGCCATCGGTGTTGACGTTCCAGACGTTGTTGTTATTGTTGGTGTTCGGAGAGCGCAGCCACCAAATGGCAGCGTCAGACAAACAAACCGCACCCTTTATGCAAAGCGGTTGCCCGCTGTGCGTTTACGGTTCCGGGTAAAGGACAGCTTTCAGGGCGGCAGCCTGTTCGGTCAGCCGTTTCCGTTCCGCTTCTGCCCGGAGTTTTTCGGCACGTCCGCGTTCCGACGTGAGCCACTTCATCGCCGGGTATTTTACGTCCGTGACCTTCTTTGTCCAGATACCGGCTTTCTTCGCACTGATGATACCTTCCTCCGTGCAGATGGTCAGGTATTCCAGCAGTAGAGAGCAGCCGTCCACGACCGCGCCGATCTTCTCAACGCGCCTGTCGTAGTCGGTCTGGAAATTCACGTTGTTCGCCGCGTGTGCATCCAGCAGGATTTGCCGGGCGGTCAGCCGGATACCCTCGCCGTACAGCCGGAAAGCGCTTTTGGAAAAGCCCTCCCTGTCCCGCGTGTCGAGTGCATGGACGGCAGTGCCGCACACCTTCTGGATGTCGCGCACATCTTCGAGCGCTGCGACTTTCTGGATGATCTTCCGGGCATCGCTCCGGCTGATGTCATCGGTGACGATGCGGGTTGCCCTCTGAGTGTAGCGCAACAGCTCCCGCGCATTCGCGCCGACCTTGAATGTTTCAGCCATCAGAACTCCACCCTCGCCTGTTCTGCGTTCCACACGCCGGTGACGGTCAGACCGTCAAGGCTGCCGAACGTGGCAGAAAAAGGGTTCTTGGTGACGTTCGTGCCGAACTTCAGCTCAATGGCCTTGATGCTGGCGTTCATAGCTGCCACACTGGCACGGATGTCGCTGTGGGCATTCTCCGCACCGTTGTGAGCGTCCACGGCTGCGCTGATGTGCTGGTCGGTCTCATCCTTGGTGTATGCGTCCACCGCCGGACGCTGCGATTCAGACAGCTTACCATCCGCATCCAGCGTTGCCACGCCGCCGGGGGCACCGGCCTGTTCTGTTTTCAGATAGCTGGATTCATCGTTCGACACGCCCGGCACGGCGACATTCACGTTTCCATATGCCATGTGTTAGTCCTCCTTTGGCTTTTCGCCCTGAATGATCCGGTACTCAGCAGTCAGCGCTTCCGCCGGGGCTTTCTTCGCCCAGATACAAATTTTCCCGGTCTGCGTTTCGCAGGTCTGACAGACACCGCAGTCCATCGCGGCGGTCAAACTGTTCGGTGACAAGATGATGTCTGCGCGATCGGTCGCCGTCACATCTGCGGCAGTGATGTCATAACGCATGGGGTATTCCTCCCACGTTTCATCCTCCACCCAGCCGTCTGCCTTGATCATGACAGACACAGAGGACAGCCGGTCAGCTTTTGCCCTGTCCATTTCCTGCATTGCTTCCAGCGTTGCATTGGACAGCTCACTTGCCAGACTTGCCGCATACTTCTTTGCTTCCTGTGCCACCAGTTTCAGGTGGGTTACGAGTGCGATAGTAGTCATTCACGCTTGTCCTCCCTAAAAAAGCAGGCGAGACCGCCATGTGACGGTCTCGCCCCTCATACTTCTTTGGTAAGGTCAGTCAGCTTATGCGCCGAAAACCTCGGTCAGCATAGCGGTCACATCGCTGTCGGATGCGACGGTGCCGTGGATCACATCGGTCGGCTCAGTGTACACGGTGGTGTCCACGCCGTCGATGGTGATATGACCGTTGGTCTCGCTGGCGGCGGTCTTGGTGGCACCAGCAGAAATGCCCTTCAGCTTTTCGCCCTCTGCATTGGTCATCAGACGCTTGCCGGTCTCAGCGGCCACGAAGTCGGCAGGCTTCTTGCCGGAATCGGTCATGTTGCCGCTTTCATCCAGAGCGGCGAAGTTGCCAGCGGTGGCGTTCTTCACCTTGTCGGCCTTGCCGCTGATGTCCACATACAGACCATCGTCCTTCAGAACCAGGGCGTTGCCGGCAGCAGCGGAAACATTGACCTTGACATCCACCTCATAACCAGCGATGGTAACGGTGGTGGAAGCATCCTTGCCGGTGGCCTTGGCCTTGTAGGTATCGACCAGAGCGGACATATCGAGGAAGCTGTAGGAGCAGCTGTCAGGGTTCTGGCCCTTCACAGCCAGAACCATAACGGGCTTACCTGCCAGCTTGGGGTCGGTAGCGCCGGGGTAGGTCTCGGTGCTGAATGCGAACTTCTGCACGAAGGTGGTCTTAGCCTGATCGAGGAACAGCTCCTTCGGGAAGTCGAAGGTGAATGCCGCAGTACCGGACTTATCAGCGCTAGTGTAGAAGCTGACAGTGTTGCCGGAAACGCCCAGAGACTTGATGGCCTTGGAAACGTCGGTGTTGATGTTGTCGATCTCAGCCTTGGTCTTTGCGGCCAGATTCTTCAGAGCGGACAGACGGACGAGAGCATTTGCATTGTAAGCCATAGTAAAATACCTCTTTCTTATTTGTTCATGATAAAATATCCGGCTGCCCAGACTTCCCGGACAGCCGGTCGATTACAGATTGTGCATTACTCGCCGAAAATCTCAGTGAGCATTTCGTTTGCTTCGTCGTCCGAAGCAATGGTCACAGCGGCAGCGCCCAACGGGGCGAGGTCGCCTGCGGCGTTCTGGATTACATACGGAGTTGCTACGCCGTCCACGATGACGGAAAGCAGCTGGCCGATGTAGGCGGTGGGGTTGGTCTTTGCGTATTTCTGCGCAGTTTCCATGGACGGCCAAACAGCGGTCTCATCCAGCGCGAAAGCGTCCTGCCGCTTCATGGACAGCGGGAACTCCATGTCGGAATACTTCTTTGCGGTATTGTTCACAGCCATTGTTCAGCCCTCCTTTAACCCAGCGTGACCTTCAGCACTGCGGCGTTGCCGTAGGCAACAGCAGGCTCAAAGACCCAGACATTGTAGTCCTTGGCGGCATAGCCGTTCGCGCCCTCAACGGGAACAGCGGACTTGACAAAGGTGCTGGTGACATCTGCGTTCATTGCGGTCTCGTTGATGACCTTGGTCACGCCCTTTGCGGTCGCAATGCAGGCAATCGCCACGCGCTGTGCGCCAACAGGCACGTTGATGGTCAGCGTACCAGCCGCGTACGCCTTGCCGGTCTTGCCCAGTGCGCGGATGGCCGCGCTGTCCAGAGCAGGCTTGCTGGTGGATGCACCATAGAAAGTGTTGCGGAACGGGGTGTAGGCAGCGGTATCCTTGGTCTTGCTGCCCGCCGCAATGGCAACTGCCGGGCTGGATGCAGCGCCGAGATTGTCCTTTGCAGTCACGCCTGCGCCGTGGGTTGCGGTCACGCGGTACTTCAGGCTGGACACGGCGTTGTCGCCGCCAGCGTCGCCGATGATGAAGCCAGCGCCGCCGTTGTTGTCAGAGCCATCGGTCAGGGATGCTGCATCAGCAGTAGCCACCTGCGTGGTGGCCGCATTGGTGATACGCTCGACCTTCCAGTTGGTGGCGGTAACGCCGGTGGCCGGGCCGTACTGGTAGGAGCCAGCATTCAGCGTTGCGCCAGAGTAGGCCGCAGCAGCTACCTTAGTGCCGGCCTCAACAGCACCAGCACCGGTCAGCGTGAACGTGCCGATGGACGGCTGGGCGGTGATGCTGGGCTGGAGCCGCTTGCTGAAAATCTCGGTCAGAGCGTCCATGACGCTCTTGCCTTTGGTCTGGAAAGTCGCCGTGCCGTTCTGGCTCTTGGTCAGGTTGCCGACCTGCGTATAGCCACCGGCCAACGTGATGTTCTCCCGCAGGATCACCTTATCTGCATCCACGGAACCGGTCATGGCCACCCATGCAGAACCGTCATAGAAATAGGCGGACTGCTCATAGGTGGAGCCGTCCACAGTGGTGGTCACGACAAAGACATCGCCCTTCTTGGGCTTCACGTCCGTGTTCTGGGCGAAGTAGCCGGAGATCACGCTGTCGTCGGAAGTGGACAGGTCAGCTTTGGTCGCGGCGTACACCGTGCCGCCCAGACCGCCGGAGACAGCTTCCAGCTGTTCCTTGGTGGCGTAGCCGGAAAGATCAACAGTGGTATCGTCCAGCAGGACGACCTCATCATTGACCTTTGCGTAGATGTCGTAGTGCTGCGTCTTGTCGTTCATGACAAGATACATGATGTTTTCCTGCGCTGCGGATGCGTCAGGGATGGCTTCCGCCACCTCAAAGCGGGCATGACCCGCCTTGGAGATGGACTTGAGCCATTCCTGCTGCAAGCGCACCGTAGTGGATTTGAGAGCTTCGAGAGTCACAAACTTGTTGTCTGCCATATAAGCCTCCTGTTATGCCGGTGTTTCGTTCAACTTTCTGCGGGGAAAATCTCGTCCAGCATCTTGTCCGTGTCTGCCGCAGATACGACTTCCTCCGGGGTGATGCCGCTGGTCGATACGGTGACCGTTCCGTCTGCCGTCACGGAAATGCCGGAACCGATTTTCACGCCGCCGAGCCGGGTCGCCGTCGCCACAGGCAGCACATAGGCGGAGCCACCGCCCGTTGTACCTCCCGGTGCCCACAGCGCCACCGTGGCGGACATATCCGCCGTCGGGATGTTCCTTGCCCAAAAGCGCAGGACACCGGCAAGAGCCTGCACCGTCGGACAAAGCCCGGCACGCTTTGCGACCTCAAGGGCCGCTTTATGTAAGGCAACACTGGGGAACATTTCCTCCGTCACGTCGTCAACTGCAACATCGACAACACACCGGAAGTCATCCATCCCCAGCATTTCCTCGTCATCAGATTCCCGCTGCCAGTCCCAACCGTCTGCGGGGATCGTGATGTCCTTGATGATAGCAGCCCCGCCAGAGCTGCCCTGCTCCTGAATAAGAGCCTTGACCTGTTCTTCGCTTACAACGTCCCCGGATTCCTTGAGGGATTCCATGGCATTGCCGACGGCGGCGGTGATGGCATCGGCGTGAGCGGAAGCATCTTTATTGTGCTTCTCGATTTCCGCCTTGACCATCTTTGCGAGAGCCTGCATCTGCGGGTCAACGGTAATGCTGATATTGGCCTTGTTCGACACAGCAAGCAGCGCCGACAGCTCAATCTCAAAATCGCCGTTCACTTTCGTGGACGGGACTTCCACGCCGCGCTTATCCTGCATAATAAACAGGAGTGTTTCGGCATCGTCGTTCAGCCTGCCGTAAACGCCCACCTGATGCATGATGTACGTTTCATCCGCACCGGTGATCTGGATTTTTACCCGCCGAGCCGTCTCACCGCCGCTTTCAACGGTTTCGATGTCCAGCAATTTCAGGTCATGTGTTTCGCCGCTTACCCCGGTTTCCCCCGAAAGGTCTGCGTCAGCCGTACCGGTGCCGCTCACAGCGCGGGTGATTACCAGCGCACCACCGGAGAGAGATTCCGACAGCAGGGCGGCACCGGCGGCGGTGTAGCTAGATTTTTCCCAACTCACGTTGTCTGTCCTCCAATAACAATGTTTATCGCCGTGTGCGACCGTTCAACGGTGCCCGTCGTAAAGGCTCGTGCTTTCACTGCCTTTGCTTCAACGGCACCGGGCAGCGCCACGGCAACCTGCATTTTCGATCTTCCGACCGCACCGGCAACATACGCCTTTGCGCCGATTTCCCGCGGCTTGATCCTACCGGGGACCTTTACGGTGCAGGATGTCGCCATGCCGCTGGGTGCTGCGGCGATGTAGGCAGGCGACCGTTCATGCGGTTCGACGATGTAGATGATGTGTTCAAGGTGAGCGGTACAGCGCCGGGCATAACCAAGGCGCTTTTCAATTTCTTCCGGTGTGTAGTAAATGACACCATCATCGGTAATGTCTACGTTCATTCGCCAGTAGCCCGGCCTTCCTCCGTAGTCATACCATTCACTTATTTTCACATTCGGATAAATCGAGGCCAGCGCCTTTTGGACTGCCCACTCCGTTCCGCAGTACCGACGGACTTCCAGCGCAGTTTTGATGATCCTGCGCTTTGTTTCAATCGGATAGCTGGTGTCGTACCAGTCAACGCGGAACTGAACCGCAAGAATATCCAGAACTGCCTCATCTGCACGGTCAATATCCGTGTAGATTTTCAAGCGTTCGGCAGCTTCCAGTTCCTTCTTGCGCCGCTCCCTGAAAACTGCATCAAGGATCTGTACCCATGGCTCTTTGGCAACATCAGGCGGTAGCCCTTCGACTAGGCCAACTTCGTGGAGTTCAATCATCTTCGATTCCTCCGTATGTCACCTTGCAGCTTCGGAGCTTTGCCACCTGAATTTCGGAGACAGTTGTTTCGACCGGTGTCAACAGCCGTGGGCGTTTCGCACCAGCTTCCCGTACACGCATAATCAGCTCCGCCGGTTCGATGTCCCGGCCGATTTTTCTCTGCCAGGTTTCATACTCCTTCACAGCTGCTTCCACATTTTCCTGAATCGTCGATGCATTCTTGACATTGCTCAAGGCAATATGGTAAGTAAGCTCGATGTCATACGGGATTTCTTCCGGCGCATGGCAAAGAACCAGATCACCCATCGGGCGCTTTACCGTGTCGAAATATTCCTGCATTCCGGTACATTCTTCCCTTGTCGGAACTCTGCCTCCGGCCATCAGAAAGTAAACGTGGATCGTGTATCCTTCCTTGCAAACGATCTTCGTATCTGCCACATCGGACCGCCAGCTCGATGCAAAGTATTCATAGGCATCCACCGGACCGGCCACGGAGAAAATCGAAGGTGCATAGTTGATACGTCTGGTAAATGAATCGTCACCTTCCGTATCCGTACCGCCCGTGCTTGCCGAAACACTTTTTGCCCCGGACACATACGGGATAGGATCCACCAGCACATTGATTTCGCCTTCGGCAATCCCATCGCTGTTGCTTCCTGCCTCATCCGCCACGGCAACTACGTCCACGGTCAGTTCACCGGGTAAGATCTCCGCATACTTTTCGGTTTTGAAATACCGTTTGTCTGCCGTTCTCACCTGTGTTCCTTCCGGGATTCCGGTTGCACTCGTTCTCGGCGCAGACAGTGTGAATCGAATAACCGCCGTGGCTTTTCCGGCTTCCAGGCGTTCCACTCCAACAAGCGGAGCAAGGTTGTCCAAATTCGGCCCCGTGCTCGTAGGCAGCAGTTCCGCTTTCAGACACGCCGTGCTGTACTCCATGTTGTGATGCGAACGATGTGCCAGTGTCAAAAGGACAAGCCGTGCTTCAGAACACCGTTCCAACGACACCTCGCCGTTGAAAAGTTCTTTGTTGTACTTGCCAAACAGTGCCTTGCAATCGGCCACAGCTTCTTCCAGCGTTTCTTCGCCTTCAATGTCGATGTCCGGGATGTTCTCAAACTCTTTTATTTTAGACAAGCTCGTACACCACCTTTGGAATTACAACGCCATGCAGCACATCACTGTCCAGCCAGTCCACCCGCACCACTCTTGCCCGCGGCTCAAACGATGCGGTTTTCTCTGTTACCTCAGCCACATATAATCCCTTTGCCACCGGAAGTGGCTTATCGACAAATATGTTTGGATTGATTCCGAGTTCTCTGTCGCCCTCTTGGCTCCCGATTGGTGTGGAATACAGTGTGCGAAGGCACTTTGCAATGTCCTGCACTTCTTTTTGTTTTTCGCTGTCACCGGACAGCTCAACCACCGTGCTGCTGAAGTCGATCATATGTACTCCTTTATGGTCAGGCTCACCTTGCACTGCATCAAAAGCCCGTGTTTTATCACCGAATCCCAGCTGTCGCTTATTTCAGTGACCCGAAACTTGTTTTGCGATACCGGTGCAAACCCGATAATCAGGTAATGAATCTCTCCGTTCTCTGACATTTCTGTCAGACGGTTCAGCATCTTGCGAGGATTCACGCCGAGTGCTGCATCCAGAAGAATATCAAAGGTGTACTCTCTCAGTTTCGGTGATAAATACTCTGCTCGTGCTTTTCCTCCCAGAACTTCATGTTCCGCCCAGTTTGCGCCGGTCGTTCCCTTGAAGTTTGACGGGGTGAGCACACGCAGGTGTCCCACGGAGAAAATCACATCGCCGAAAATTCCAACATACATTCCAAAACCTCCTTACAGGGGTGCGGATGTTTTCTTGCCAAGGTTTCCGGTGTGCGTATGTGATACCAGCGATTTGCCGGACACAACAACATCGCCACCTCCGCCCTGGATGTTCACTGTTCCAGCGGTCGCATTGATGGTCGATGCCGTCATTTTCAATTCGCCGGATGCTGCAAGCGTGATCCCCGCCGGGGATGTCACCTTGATTTCTCCGCCCTCGCTGATGGTCACGGTTGCACCGCCTACCTGGATCTCAAGACTTTTTGCCTTCAGGATTTTCTTTCCGTCCACATAGTCGGTCAGTTCTTTTGCATTTGCATCAAACTTCCGATATGCCTTTCCTCGTGAGTTGGCATAATCCTTTCGGTAGACTTTTTCTTTTCCTTCAGGCGGTTTGTTCTTTTCATTCCAGACGGTGCCCACCACAACAGCATCTTCCGGGCTTTCTCCTGGATGCAGGACAAGCACAAGATCATCAACTTCCGGTGTCTGGTACTCGCCATTGGACAGAAACGGCACCATTTCCGTAACGGTGTCGTCCCTGTCTGGGTAAGTAACTTCGCACTTTCCAGCCTCATAGTCGATAGAACTCACATTGCCGAATCTCACTTCACTGCTCATGCGAAATCCTCCTTTTCCACTTTGCTGGCCTTGACCTGTGTTTTGTAGCCGCTGGATGGAGATATGCTGTGTTCCATCTGATCAACGAAATACTTTCCGTCCATCTTTCCATAGCCAACTAGGTTAAAGCACTGCGCTGAAGCGCCGGCCGGATAGCCCAACATCGTAAAACTGATCTGGGTTGCTCCGTGGTTGGCATTCTTGATGGCCGCTATCAGGCGGGCTTTTGCGTCTGCCTCGCTGCTTACCTTTCCAGTAAGTTTAAGCTGGCGTTCGTCCGTGCCCACCTTGACGTTGATATTGATTTTTTTCTGTTTGTTGGTGTAGGTATAAAGGCCGCCCGTGTATGTTCCAGTCAGCTTTGTGTTCCACTTGAAACTTCCCGGCTCTACGCACAGGGCCGTCGGATTTCCAACGGGCCGGCTCTCATATACCGTCCATACAGGATCTTTCGCCTTGTACTTTTCCCGGTCGTACACCCAGAGCTTTGAAGTGTAGACTTTGATAACCAGTGCATAGGTGCTGCACAGATCTTGCAGAAAGGCACTATCTGTTCCGTCCTGTTCCTTTGCATCAATGCCGTGGTCGTCTCCCTCAAACTTCAGCTCCAATTTGTAACGGCCTGCAATGGTTTCAGCGATTTTCTTTACGCTGGTGTTCTTCCATGTAAAGGTCCGGTTTCTCTCGCTGAAGCTGGTGTCGTTCGGCTTTGCCACGCCGCCCATCGTCAGCGAATCAGGTGCACCGGCAAAACTAAGATCATCCAGCACGAATGCCCCGCACTCGGCGCTGTAATTTCTGTAGCCGCTCTCAATGCCCCCGATATTCCAGTCCTTTACAACAATAGCCGGGTAGAGCTTCACGCCCTTTTCCGGCATCCAGTCATTTTTCCATTTGGCAGCTTTGGCATTGACTGTAATGCTTACACTGTCGCTTTTGGATTCAGCCACATCCGTGTACTTGAAACTTTCCAGATCAGGTGCGATTTCTTCCGAAATATCGGTTTTCTCGTAGGTCAGAAGAACCGCAGCCTGCCTTCCTTTGGGTCTCGCTGCTGTCAGTACCATCATGCACCTGCCTTCCAGGGCGGAAGGTCTCCGCTCTTTTCAGCCGGCAGAGCTGGTGTTGACAGCACCGTGCCGGAATCGAACCGGACGATATGGATATATCTGGGGTTGTTCTGCATCAGCCAATCGGCTTTCAGCTCGCTTCCGTACACGTTCAGGGCAATCAGATCCCAGGTGTCACCGGACTTTGTGGTGTAATCAAGTGCCATACTGCGTGCGCCTCTTTTCGCGTTCGTACCGTTCCACATACTCGCAGAACTTCTCGTAGCCTTCGTCCATAACGGAGCGCAGATCTTCGGCATTCATGCTACCGTAGATGGTGAAGTTTGGTGCATAAACATATGTGTTTCCGCTGGAACTTGTATAGGTGCGCTGGTAGTTGTTGCTGGATCCACCGCGCAGGCTTCCGGTGCCGCCACTGGAAGTATCTTCGCTCCCGCCGATGGGCTTCAGCTCCACTTCCTGCTGGT